AAACCTGTTTTAAATCAAATAAAAGAAAGCACAGGATTTGATGCATTTACAATGGACCCTGAAAAACTTCCTGAAACAGATGAAGAGCTTTCTTTATTTATGCAGCTTCACTACAAACCTGCGATTGAGATTGCAGAAGAAGAAGCTATTAATACTATATTTGACGAAAATCATTATAACGATATTCGTTGGAGATTAGATTACGATGCTACAGTACTTGGTATATCCATTGCTAAACACGAATTTCTTCAAGGAACAGGAGTTAAAATATCTTACGTTGACCCTGCTAATGTTGTATATAGCTATACTGAAGACCCTCATTTTAAAGATTGTTTTTATTGGGGAGAAATTAAAACTCTTCCGATTAGCGAGTTAATGAAAATTGACCAAAGTCTTACCAAAGAAGATTTACAAGAAATAACTCAATACAGCCAAGGTTGGTATGATTATTTTAATGTAGCTCAATTCTACGAGAATAGTGTATTCTCAAGAGATACTTGTACATTGATGTACTTTAATTATAAAACCACAAAGAAAATAGTTTTCAAGAAAAAAATCCTTGAGAATGGTGGTTCACGAGTTATACCTAAAGATGATACTTTCAATCCTCCACAAGAAATGATGGAAGAAGGAAATTTTGAAAAAATAGAAAAAACTATTGATGTGTGGTATGAAGGTATTATGGTAATGGGAACTAATATTTTGTTACAATGGAAGTTGTCTGAGAATATGGTAAGACCTAAATCAGCATCGCAACACGCGCTACCTAATTACGTAGCTTGCGCGCCAAGAATGTACAAAGGAGCTATAGAGTCTTTGGTTCGTAGAATGATACCATTTGCTGACCTTATTCAAATCACTCACTTAAAATTACAACAAGTAATTAATCGTGTTGTACCTGATGGGGTATTTATTGATGCAGATGGTCTTAATGAAGTTGATTTAGGAAATGGAGCTGCTTATAATCCTGAAGACGCTTTAAGACTTTACTTTCAAACCGGTTCGGTAATTGGTAGAAGTTTCACTCAAGATGGAGATTTTAACAACGCTAAAGTTCCTATTACTCAATTAAATGCAAGTACAGGTGTAGGTAAAACTCAAATGCTTATCACTAACTATAATCACTATATGGATATGATTAGAACTGTAACCGGGCTTAATGAAGCACGAGATGGTTCTACTCCTGACCCTAACTCTTTAGTTGGTTTACAAAAATTGGCAGCTTTAAATTCAAATACCGCTACAAGACATATTCTTGAGGGTGGACTGTATATTTATCGTTCAATGGCAGAGGCTTTAACTTATAGAATTGGGGATATTTTAGAGTATTCTGATTTTAAAGATGAGTTTATTAATCAAATTGGTAGATACAATGTATCTATTTTAGGAGATATAGCGGACCTTTACATTTATGATTTTGGTATCTTTATTGAGGTTGCACCTGATGAAGAGCAAAAAGCACAACTTGAAGCTAACGTTCAAATGGCTCTACAAAAAGGAGATATTAATCTTGAAGACGCTATTGATATTCGTGAGATTAAAAATCTTAAACTTGCTAATCAATTATTAAAGATGAAGCGAATTAAGAAACAAGACCGTGAGGAACAGATGGCAATGCAAAAACAAGCAATGATGGCTCAACAGCAATTAAAGTCTCAAGAGATGGCAGGTCAAATGGCTATACAAAAAATGCAGACAGAAGTTCAGACTAAAGGTCAATTAATGCAGATGGAAGCTGAGTTCAGTATTAGAAAAGTTCAAGTTGAAGCTGAATTAAAATCTCATTTAATGGCAGAAGAGTTTATGTATAATCAAAAGCTTCACGATATGGAAATGGAAACATTAAATGGTCGTGAGCAATCTCGTGAAGATGCTAAATCTAAACGTATTAGTCAACAAAATACAGAGCAATCTAAGTTGATAAACCAACGTAAAAATAACTTACCTCCATTGAATTTTGAATCAAATGAAGATAGTTTAGATGGGTTTGATTTCGCAGAATTTGATCCGCGTTAATAATGTCAAAAAAATTGTATAGCTTTGTAAAAAATTAAATCAAATTAAAATCAAATCAAATGGAAATGAAAGTAAGATTATTAGATGGCACGGAGGAAAAAGGAACTGCTCAAGTAGAACAAGAATTACTTGAAAAACACGAGCAACAATTTCAGAATGTTAATATACCCGGGCAACAGCAAGAGCAAGAGCAAGAGCAACAGCAAGAGCAAGAGCAACAACAAGAGCAACAACAAGAAGTTGAATTAAATGAAGAACAAGTTCTTTCATATATTGGAAAAAGATACAATAAGCAGATTAATTCATTAGATGAATTGACAGCTCAAAGGGAAGAAGTCGAGGCTTTACCTGAAGATGTTGCTGCTTATATGAAATACAAAAAAGAAACAGGCAGAGGTTTTGAGGATTTTTTGAGTCTTAAAAAAGACTTTGACTCAATGGACCCTGAAGATTTACTTGAAACTTATTTGTCAGCAACCCAAGAAGGGCTTGATGATGAAGATATTGATACATTGATGGAATCATATAGATATGATGAAGATATTGATGATGATTCAACTATTAGAAAAATAAAATTAGAAAGAAAAAAGGCTGTTGCTGAAGCAAAGAAATTTTTTAATTCTCAAAAAGAAAAATATAAAGTGCCACTTGAGTCAAGTGTTCCACTAATTTCTGATGAGGAAAAAGAAGTTTACGAAAGTTATAAGCAATATACCAAGCAAGCGAAGACAATTGAGGAAGAGAATGAAAGAAAGAGAAATTGGTTTAACCAAAAATCTGATGAAGTATTTAGCGGAGAGTTCAAAGGTTTTGACTTCAACGTTAATGACAAACGAATCACTTTCAATCCCGGAGATGCCAATGAACTTAAAAAAGCACAAGCCACACCTGCAAACTTTATAAATAAGTTTTTAGATGAGCAAGGGTTAATTAAGGATGCGGCAGGTTATCATAGGTCATTAGCTGTAGCTATGAATCCTGAGAGATTTGCAAAGTTCTTTTATGAACAAGGACAAGCAGATGCTACTGAAGGCACTATGAAGAATATTAAAAATATTCAAATGTCTGCCAACAGAGCACCTGAGATTACAAAATCAACGGAAGGAATGCAGGTAAAAGCGATGAATCCTGATTCCGGTAAAAGCCTAAAAATTCGCAGTATAAAACGAATATAAATTTTAAAAATTAATCAAAATGGCAGGTACATTATTATCAAATCCTACTTTTCAATTGCAGCCAAGTGCTGAACAAGTAGCATTGCAGACAAACTATATTACTAACTTCAACTTTTTGAATCAGTATCTTCCTGATACTTACGAAAAAGAGTTTGAGCGTTATGGTAATAGAACCATCGCATCATTCTTGAGAATGGTAGGTGCTGAGATGCCTTCTAACTCTGACCAAATCAAATGGGCAGAACAAGGTCGTCTTCACATTAAATACACTAACTGTACTACACCGGCAATTGCTACGGCTTCTACCGCTACTTTTACAGTTGCTGATTCAGGTGTTACTTACATCGCAATTAGAGTTGGACAAACTGTTATGATTCAACAAAACTCAACAGGAGTTTTCAACAAAGCAATCGTTACTGCTGTTCCTACAGCAACTACTTTTACAGTAGCTTACTACGAAGGTGGTGGTCAAGCGATTACTGCTGCTGCTCAATGTACTGTATTTATTTATGGTTCTGAGTTCAAAAAAGGAACTAACGGAATGGTTGGTTCTTTGGAAGCTGAAGATGAGTTCTACTCTAACAAGCCTATTATCATCAAAGATAAATATGCTGTTAACGGTTCTGATATGGCTCAAATCGGATGGGTTGAAGTTACTACTGAGAACGGTGCTACAGGTTACTTGTGGTATTTGAAATCAGAGCACGAAACTCGTTTACGTTTTGAAGATTATTTAGAGACTGCAATGATTGAAGCAGTTCCTGCTGCCGCAGGTTCAGGAGCTTTAGCTGCTTTAGGTGGTGTTGCAGGAGGTTCTGAAGGTATCTTCTATGTTGTAAACAATAGAGGTAACGTATGGGGTGGTGGTTCTCCAACTTCTTTAACAGAGTGGGATTCTATCGTTTCTCGTTTGGATAAACAAGGAGCTATCGAAGAAAACGTTGTGTTTGTTAACCGTGGATTGTCTTTCGACATCGACAATATGTTAGCTACATTGAACGGATATAACGGAGTAAATGCTGCGGGAGCTGCATCTTACGGTTTATTTGACAATGATGTTGATATGGCGTTAAACTTAGGATTCACAGGATTCCGTAGAGGTTACGATTTCTACAAATCTGATTGGAAATACCTAAACGACCCAACTATGAGAGGTGGTTTGTCTAACGTTGCAGCTACTGCGACAGGTACAATCACAGGACTTATGGTTCCTGCCGGTTCTACATCTGTGTATGACCAAATTATGGGTAAAAACGCTAAGAGACCTTTCTTACACGTTAGATACCGTGCTTCAGAAGCTGAAGACCGTAGATACAAAACGTGGATTACAGGTTCTGCCGGTGGTGCTCAAACATCTGACTTAGATGCAATGGAGGTTAACTTCTTGTCTGAAAGATGTGTATGTACTTTAGGTGCGAATAACTTCGTATTATTCCGTTTCGGATAGTATATAGTAAATCGGGGAGTGTCTTCAAAGACACTCTCCTTTTTATATTTTAAAAATTAAATTAAATTAAATCATTAATAAAAATGGCAACAACAGTTTCAGTAGATAAGGTCTATAAATTGACAAATGGTACTCCGCTTTCATATAGTTTAGCGGCAAGAAATCATCCAAGATTCCCACTAATGTGGTATGATGAAAAAAAGAATGAAAACCGTGCTCTTAGATATGCAATAAATCAAAAGTCTCCCTTTGAGGATGAGCAAGATGGAAATGCAATACTTGAGCCAATTATGTTTGAAGATGGCTTTTTGAGCGTTCCGAGAACAAATCCTGCACTTCAATCCTTCTTACACTATCATCCTTTAAACGGAAGAATTTTCGTGGAAGTAGATGATGAAAAAGATGCTGCCGATGAGGTAGAAGATTTAGACATTGAGATTGATGCATTGGTTGAAGCGAGAAAACTTTCTCTTGAGCAAATAGAAACTCTTACAAGAGTTATGTTTGGAAAAGACCCTTCAACAATTTCAACAGCAGAATTAAAACGAGACATATTAGTGTTTGCTAAAAATGACCCAAGAGGATTCTTGGCTACATTGAATGACCCTGAACTACAGTTTCAAGCTAAAGTTAGATTATTCTTTGAAGAGAAATTATTAGCACTACGC